CACTGGACTATTTAACTTAGCATACTGTGTTAAATCTTCAAGTGAGAATCTAGCATCAATCGCAGTTTTAACAAACGCAGTTGTTGATATCTTGGTTGAGTTGTCTCCAGTTCCTGGAGTTGGTGACACTGGTGTTCCTGTTAATTCTGGTGAATTTAGTGGAGCTTTTAGAGTAAGTGCAGAATTAATTGTAGCAACTGCAGAACCGATACCATTTGTAACAAATAAAGTATTTGCAATCTGAGTTGTATTAGTTCCAGCTGTAGCTGTTGGAACAGTTGGTGTTCCTGTTAATGCAGGTGACGCAATTGGAGCTTTTAAATCGACAAGATTATAAATTTCAGCAGCAACATTACGAACATAAGTACTGTTTGCGATCTGAGTAGAAGCGCCAGTGGCTGCTCTCGTGCCAGTTGCTTGAGTCGTTGTAAGTGGAACACCAGTTAATGTTGGTGATGCCAGTGGTGCTTTTAGATCTATGTTAGCCTGAAGTTCATTACGATTTGCCCACACATGCCCTGTAGTTGCAATTGATGTGTCAGCATCAGATGTTGATGGTGTAGGTGCAGTTGGGTTTCCAGTAAGTGCTGGTGAAGCCAGTGGCGCATAGTCAGAGGTAACATCTTTAACATATGCTAGAGTTGCAACCTGAGTTGTATTCTGCCCACCAAGTGTGGCATTCTTAGACGCAGTTGGAGCAAGTGGTGTTCCAGTAAACACTGGATCTAATTCTGGAGCAAGTGATAACCAATTTGTGTCGCTTGCAAAGTACATACGATTAGTGTCTTCGGCAAATGCTAGACCACCCTCATATGTAGCTGCAGATGGAAATGCCGCAACATTGTTCCAGTAGAAACGTAATCTAGACCCAACACCGATAGAATTGATTGCACCATCTATACGTGCAGGACCAGTAACTATTAATTCTGTATTGGCAGTAAGAGTACCAGTCGTTAGTCGTTCAGCGAAAGTAGCGATAGTACCAGTGGTCACACCAGCAATAGTTACTGCGCCACCAAAGGTAGAGTTGTTTGTAATCGTAGCAGTAGATGCTTCAAGACCACCAGCAGCAATTAATTCATTACTTGTTTGTATATCTCCATTAATATTAATTGCGCCACTGCCAGTAATGCTTCTACCATTTGTATCGAGGTTGCCACCCAATTGTGGGGCGACATCGTTTACTATATGGAGTGCTTCTGCTAAATTAGATAAGTTTGTTCCGTCCCCAAAAACATCATAGATTTCTGTGAACATGTTATTAATTTTTGTACCAGCTGTTCTAAGATTATCGCCAGTACCATCGTTCAGGTTTATACCTGTATCTATTAAACTTTTTGCCATTTGTTTCCCTTAGAGGTTGTCTGCCCAACCTTCGTTTATTGAATATGTTTCCTGCGTTGGAATTACAGTAGCTGGTATAACTTCAGCTGAGTACTCTGTTAGAGGGACTTCAGTATCGATATCTCCAATTGTAGTATTTACTACTCTGATATCTCTTTGAGATCCAATTGCTCCAAACAAATTAACTTTTAATGTAAAATTTAATGTATATGTTACAAATCTACGAGTTTGAAAATCTCCATCATAATCGTCTTGTATACTAACACTATTTAGTATAACTGGTATATCTTGGTTAATATTCAGTTCTGGTATCATCATCACTGATAGATTATAATCTGGTGTAAATGTTGGTAGAATTTGCTCGATGATTGTCAGTCCATCTTCCTGTGTTTTTGTCAAAGCATATAAACTAATATCTATATTATATGGCACTGGAGAAAACTGTTGCTGAATACGATCGCTCTTGTTAACTGCAATCTGATTCATACGACCAACTTTACGAGTTGAATCATAGGACATTCCTGTTATCTCAAAGGATAATCTTGGAAGAGATGTGTAAGTATTTTGCGATAAGTTTGGATCTGATTCTAAACGAACCAACCACTTTTCCTTTGGAGCATATGCCAGTGGAACCTGAAGTACTTGTTCAACTGCGCCATCAGTTTTGTTCTGTCTTTCAATTTTAATATTGCTGAACAGATTACCAAATGCCACAATAGTCTTGCGAATGGTTTGATGATAGAAAGTTTGACCAGCTAGCATTATACACTCTCACCGAATGGGTTAGTTGAGTCAAAGGTAATGGTATCTGCCTCAAGTTGGAATTTTCTATTGTCCCCATAGGAATCTTGTGCGTCCAAATCAAAGTCGAGCATAATATGTTCGCCTGTTTCCAAGGTAAGGTATTTATTATTTTCAGTAAGAAGTCTAGGAGCACTATCAGTAGAAAAGGACTTGAGTGTTTCAAACACGTCAATATCCTTGACTCCTGTGTCAATATGCTCAGAAGAGTACTGAAATAACTCAACTTCTAACGTAAATACGTATAGTTTTCCGAGTTGATAGAAAGGGTCCTGATGTTTAACAAACTTGATTTCAAAGAGACCTTTGGTCAGTGGAAAATAAAGTAGGTCGCCCTCGCATGGGCGGGAAGGAATAATAGTTTGACCGAAACGACCGATGAGTTGTTCCCAACGTCTACGAGCAACAGTGAGTGTTGCTGTCTGTTCCATCATTAATCCGAACTTCTGTATGAACGCACCTTGCCCTTCAAAGCCAGTTACGTTCTCAAGATACATCTCGATTGGATACGCACTTTTGTATTCGCTCAGCCTGTCTTCACCGAGGATCTCGTCTTTACCAACAAGTGTTCTTGGAATGTAATACATATCCTGTCCGTAGATGGACAGAGACTCAACGATCAGATCTTCTATTAAGAATTGTTCGTTTTTTGTTCCATGAGTAAAATATACATTGCGAGCCATATTAACCCATGAAGAATTCTAAAGGAGCAGCTTTGGTCATTAACTCTTGTTCTAATGATTCAACTTCTTCTTTGCCTTCATCATATAATTTATCGCCATCAATAGTAACTCCACCTGGAAGTTGAAGACCTTGGAACTTTTTAAGATTTGTTCCCCATTGCTTCTTGAAGAGAGCAGTAGTATAGTGCTTTAACCATGATTCATTATAGACTCTAGGAAAGGTCGCTGGGTCCATTGCACGATAGCATTCTACCAATATATACTCACCTGCTTTAATATCAGTTGACCAATTAATATCCAAATATAATCTGTTTTGTAATCTGTTAAACCGATAGAGAGTATGACCATTAAGTGTAAAGTCTAACAATGCTAAGTGATTCATTACTGTCTGATAGTAGATGATTGACGTAGATGTTAAATCATAGAGATCGTTTAGACGTAATTGATACTGAAGATCGAATATATTCTTTGATGAACCAGTTCCAGTTGTAACTGGATATACTTTTGTTACACCATAGATTAAATCAGTCAGAGGTATATATGTGTTTGAAATATCAGTAGATGTCATCTGATATTTTAGGTATATCTTCTCGATGCCGTCTGAGTGATATTGTCTCCAATATTCAATGGCTTCGTCAAGACGATCTTCTAGCTGGTCGTCATCTACGTTGATTTCGACCACAGGTGCGCCCAAAGCACGCAGACAGTATTCTTTTAATTCGTCTCTTGTTAAAGTTGCCATATTTATCCTAGTGCGATTGCCATTGCTACAGCTTTATTTAGGGCAACATTGTCTGCGAAAGCAGTAGTTGCCACCTGTGTTGACACATCACCAGCTGTAGCTGTAGGTGCAACTGGTGTTCCAGTTAATGTTGGGGAAGTAAGAGATTTGTTTGTAAGTGTATCAGTAGTGGCACGACCAACAAGTGTGTCAGTGGATGTTGGTAGAGTTAGCGTACCAGTGTTTACAATAGTACCAATGACTGGACTAGTTAATGTTGGAGAAGTAGAAAGTACATTTGAACCTGATCCAGTGCTTGACGTAACACCAGTACCACCACTTGCTATACCTATGACAGTATTAAATGTCCAAGTCCCGTAAGCACCGACTGTTGTTGTAGCACCAGCAACAGCCGATCCAATGTTAATAGTTGTTGTTGAACCAGATAGACCAGCAGTACCAATATTAACAGTTTTTGTAGTTGATGTTGCTGTAGCACCAGTTGCTAAGTTTAAAGTCTGTGCAGCAGTTGATAACCCAAGCGTAATTGCACCAGTTCCAGAAGCACCGCCAATATTAATTACACCAGTAGTTTGAGTGCTAGTTATTGTAGTAGCACCAGTTGTTATAGAACCGCCAAGTGTAATCGCACTTGAAGTAGTAGTAATGTTGTTTGCAACTATATTACCAGAAGCAGTTATACTACCAGCTAAAGTGATACCGCCATCTACTTGTACACTTTTATTTACATAAAGATTGCCATTCTTTATACGGGTATCGCCTACTAAAATTATCTTACCATTGCCATTAGTCAATTCTGGTGTAATTGATATACCAGTTGAGTTAGTTGCAAATTTAGTAACTAAGTCACTGGTTGTTCCAACCATGTATGCACTATTAGAAGTTTCATCTATGTATATGCCTGATGGTGAGAGTTCAGAATAACCAATATATAACTCGTCATAATACACTGCAGTTGCTATATCCCATGCTGTAGTTAATCTATACTCAATGATAGCGTCATCACCAGTTCCAACAATATAAATTCTAGTTCCATCACCATTAAATCTAATGCTAGAACCAGCATTTTCTATGGAAGATATTGATAATTGTTTTGAATATGTTGCGGTGCTTACATTATATGCAGTACTTAATGCATATTGATATATCGCATCACCCGTTGAACCAATCAAATACATGATCATTCCATCGGATTTAAATGTAATACCTGCTGGTACAGTTTCTGCCGCTGGCAATCCAGCATCACCGATAGCAAATCTAAGTGAAGATACTAAAGTTACAGTCGATGAAATATCCCAAGCAGTGGATAGTGTTAAATAGTATGCGCGATCTTCTGATGCTGCAATACTTAGACCAGCATTCACTACAGCGGTTTGACCGCAAGTTACTAACTTAGTCCCATCTGGACTAAAGAACATGCCAGTGGTTGCAGTGTCCCATGTATTTGTAATTGATACTAATGAGCCTGCAGTAGTAATATCCCAAGGAGTACTTAACGTGTACTGATTAATAGTGCTAGCTACTGATAGGAACATCTTTGTTCCGTCAGGTTTAAAGTAAATGTCTGTAGGATTACTTACACCAGAAAAAGTAGAGGTGATAGCCCAAGATGCTACTGTGTCACTTAAAATGTTGTTTGAAAACCCACTAATAACATTAGATGCATTTTTAAAATACAGCTTGCCATCGGTGTAGTTAAGTGCCAACTCACCATAGTCTAAGTCGCTCGTTAGCGGAACTTTTGCCGCAGTCGAAGACTTCTTAAGAAGAACCTTATTTGCCATGCTCTAACCTTAAAAAAGGAAATCAAAAAGGGAAGTAAAAACTCCCCCACTAAGAGTTACTTAGTATGTGCCAGCATCAATCTGGAAGCCATCTAAAGTGGAAGTTGCTGCACCAGCACCAGTAATGTTAGTTCCAACATAAATCGTTCCAGCAACACCAAGACCACCTGCCGAAATAACGACAGCACCAGTACTAGTGCTTGAAGAAGCTGTAGCACTAGAAAAGGTAACAATACCAGATTTAGTGTGAGCACCAGAGAATGTTCCTGATAGCGCAGCACCATTAATAGTTGGAGTTGTTAATGTCTTGTTAGTGAATGTTTCAGAACCAGCTAAAGTAGCAAGAGTACCTGTAGTTGGAAGTGTAACAGAAGTATTAGCAGTAGTTGTTAAACCAAGTGTATGAGCACCAGTATGAGTAAAACTACCACCAAGAGTAATAGTGTTAGATCCATTGTTTACACCAGTACCACCGTAGGTAGCACCAATTAGTGTGCCTTGCCATGTACCAGTAGCAATAGTGCCAAGAGTAGTAATGGAGGTTTGACCAACATAAGTTGCAGCGATGTCAACAGAATCACTATTAACAGTAATACGACTTGCAGTACCAACAACATCAAGAGTGTTGCCAGATTTTGTAAGACCAGCACCAGCAGTAATTTGACCAGCACCAGAGAACTGACTGAATACGATAGCAGTAGTACCGATAGTGATAGCAGTATCGTTGGTAACTACATAACCATTATCAGCCTGTGCAGTACCTTCTTCAACAAAGAAGAATGTTCCTGGAGAAACTTCAGTACCTGGAGTATTATCAAAGTCCGTGGCACGAGTCCATGAGCCAGATGCAACAACGTAAATACCGTTCTGTGAACCAGTAGACTGATCTTTAACAAGAACACGATCGCCAACAGAAAGTGCAACTCCATCAATCGTTTGGGTATTGCTTAGTGTAATGTTTGCAGTGGTTGCGGCACGAACAGATGCTTTAACATCAAGACCATTTGCAAGACCATCAACATATGCTTTGGTGGCTAAGTCAGTCGACTGAGTAGGATCTGCTGCATTACCGACACGCTTACCGCCAGCATCAACAATACCAGTGCCAGTTGGAACCAAGTTAACACTGTTATTGCCAGATGCAGCATTAATAGTAATATTGCCAGAAGTTGCAGTAATGCTAGTGGCAGTTGCAGCACCAAGAACTGGAGTTACCAGAGTTGGAGTGTTTGAGAATACAACAACACCAGTACCAGTTTCATCAGAGATAGCTGTGGCCAACTGAGCAGAAGTAGCGGTAAGTGTATTATTTGCAAGGTTGATAGACTTGTTAGTAAGTGTATCAGTTGTTGCTCGACCAACTAAAGTATCAGTTGCAGCTGGTAGTGTTAGAACTGTGGTTCCTGCAGCTGCAGTTGCCAATACTGTTGTAGTACCAGAACTGGAACCACTGAATGTAACACCAGTGCCACCGAATGTTGGAAGTGTTAAGGTTTTATTTGTAAGAGTCTGAGCAGTATTCTTATCAACTGTTACCGAAGTATCAATTGAAATTGTGGTAGTGTTGGAACCATCGCTTGGAGTAACAGTAATACCATTACCAGCTGTAACTGCACCACCAACTGTATCAAAGATGAACTCAGCAAGGGTATCTGATGTGCCGTTAATGTAAGGATTGTTAAGAACTAACTTACCAGTACCATTTGGTGTGAGAACAATATTGCCATTTGTATCGGTAGAACTAACAGTATTGGTACTGCCAGTAATAGTAATATTACCAACATTGATGTTATTGATTTTGCTGCTGGCATCTACAAGGATCGCAGATGACGCAGTAAGCGTACCTGTAGTGTGATCCAAAAGGTCTGTAAAGTATTTACCACCGATAACAAGGTGGTTCGCTGCATTACCACTGGTTTCTGACCCCATACCAATGTATAATCTGTCACCACCATTGGATCCGTTGTCTGTTAAGGCTGAGTATGCTAATTCACCAGTTCCCAGTGTTGCTGGGTTGCCGCTGACGCTACTTCGTTTTATTCTTATTATGCTGGCCATTTTTTATTTCCCCGTTAAAATTCTCCACCTTCCATATTCTGCGCATCTAGCGTAGTGGAGGCAGTCCATTTGCTTGTTCCCGTTTTGTATATCAGTAGAGATCCGTTTACTGGGTTTGCCGCAGATACGTCACCAAAAGATCCTATTGATGTGTCTGCTCCCAGAACAGCACTTGATCCCTGTATACCAACTGCAGTTACAGTAACATCATTGCTGGTTATATCTACTGTTGCGATTATATCACTCATGTTTGCGTAATCTCAGGTGTAAGAATTATAATGCCCTCAAGCACTCTAAACTTTTCATTATTCGAATTATTAGTTATCTCAATGTCATAAAGGTAACGACCAGCTTTAATAGCACTGGAAGCTGTGGCAGTAAGTTGTAATCTAACCTGACCATTAGTCGTTGTACCATAAACAGTTGCCGTAAAATTGTTGGCTACAGAGGATTGATACGACTTACGAAACTGCGACTTTACAGAGTAGTTGGTCAAGTCCATGGCTGTGCCGTCCTGATTTTTTAAAGTCACAATCGAGTTAAAAGTTGTGCCCTGATCAATATAAAGGTTTGTAATCGTTGCCATGCAATTTCCTCAGTATACCTTCTTATTTATTGTTTTTGTTATTGCTCTTGCAAAAAGAATGCCCCAAGAAGAGGCATTCGCAATTTTCATACTTAAAGATAATTACTTGGATTCAAGTTCAGTTAATCTTGCTGTTAATGATTCTATGATAGTTTGTTGTTGTTTTATTGCGTTAATCATGTACCATATTAAGTTATCTGGATCAACAGACATTACACCAGTTGATTCAGTCTTCACGCACTCAGGCAATACTTGTTGAAGTTCTTGGGCAATAACACCAAGTTGAACACCCTCTTTGTTAATAACAGTATGTGTTGGTAATTCTGTAACTTCTTCAGGTAATCGGTACTCAAAATTACGCACTTGAATTTGTGTAATCTTATCTAGACCTGTGTTGTTATCTACAATGTTCTTTTTAAGTCTTGCGTCAGAAGTGGTTGACCAAGTGGATGCATTATTACCTTGGTAGCAAGGGCCATTACCAATGTAAACAGTATTTGCACCTTTGCCTGTTAAATTAAAACCAATAACGTGTTCGTAGTCTACGTTACCAGCAGAAGCGATAGTGGCAACGCCAACATGGATATTTTGCGAGCCAGTTGTTATTGCGGTTGAGGTATTACCAGCATTTTGACCTATAAGAACATTATTAGTGCCTGTTGTTACATTGCCACCAGCTCCATAACCTACGGCTGTATTACTAGAGGCGGTGGTGTTTGCATTTAATGCGCCCGAACCTACAGCAATGTTGTAACTGCCAGAAGTGTTAGCTCCTAGTGGTGCTGTACCTCCCCCGTATGAGCAACCAATTGCTGTATTAAGTGAACCCGAAGTTAAAGCATACAAAGCCGCAGGACCCGCAGCAAAGTTACCGTTTCCAGTAACACCAGCACTACCACCCATTGTGTTTGAGCCAAGTGCTACGTTATTTCCGCCAGTAGTTATCGTGTATCCTGCTTGAAAACCTAGCATTGTATTATTTGCGCTTGTAGTACTATACCCTGCTTGACAGCCTACTACTGTGTTGTAAGAGGAGGTGGTGTTTGAGTAAAGAGATTGAGTACCAAGGGCTGTGTTATTGACTCCAGAGGTGTTACCGTTTAATGATGCAAAACCTACTGCTGTGTTATTACCGCCTTGATTAGCAAATAAGGCTGTAGTTCCAATTGCCACGTTGTTAGAGCCTGTAGCGTTATACAACATTGTATAAAAGCCTAGCGCAGTATTACCAGTACCAGTGGAATTACTAAAAAGTGAGCCAGCACCAACGGCTGTATTTTGTGCGGCAGTGTTGGTATATAATGCTTGATTACCTACGGCTGTGCTACCAGCAGTAGTAGTAACTGAATACAATGCTTGATAACCTAATCCTACGTTTTCAGAACCAGTAGTGTTTGATTTTAAAGCACCAGTACCAACTGCAATATTAAAATTTCCTGTGGTATTTGTAGATAATGCGCCTAGTACAGTAGTTTGAGCATCATAGCCACCAATGGCTACATTAGACTGCCCTGTAGTATTATTAACTGCTGCCCCAGTACCAACTGCAACTAAACCTGATCCCGTTACATTATTATACCCTGCTTGATAGCCCACGGCTGTATTGCTAGAGGCGGTGGTGTTACTGTATAAAGACACAGAACCATAAGCAGTATTATTAATACCACTGGTATTAGATTGAAGAGAACCGTACCCATAAGCAACATTCCAAGAACCCGTAGTATTATCACGAAGTGCAGAACTTCCAGTGGCTATATTATTAGTGCCAGTAGTATTACTATTAAGTGCAGCAGCACCTCCAGCATCATAATAACTACCAATTGCTACGTTATAATGTCCAGTAGTATTTGCACCTAAAGCCTGTTTACCTATAGCCACATTTGCAAGACCTGTGGTGTTGTTGTAAAGAGCCTGATAACCAAAGGCAACTATTTGCCCTGTTGTATTTAAAAACCCTGCTTGATAACCTACAGCTGTGTTGTTAGAGGCGGTGGTGTTTGAGCCTAATGCTTGGAAACCTGATGCCACATTGTTACTACCAGTTGTTAAACTAGAGAGTACATTACTTCCTGTACCTGTGTTATATGAGCCTGTAGATACAACGCTAATTGGACCAGAAGAATTGCCAAAATACGAGTTAAATGAGCCTGATGTAAGATATTCACCTGCTGAATTACCAAATAAAGCATTATTTGACCCTGTATTTCTATATCCTGCAAAATATCCTACTACTGTATTAGAAGAACCTGTGCTAATATAACTTGCCGCATAGCCGATAGCAACATTGTTTCCCCCAGTAATATTAAACCTAAGTGCTGTTGTGCCAATTGCTACATTATTACTTCCAGTAGTACTTGGGTATAACGCACTATTACCAATTCCAATGTTGTCTACTCCAGTAGTGTTTGAATATAGCGCACCACCGCCCATAGCCATATTTCCAGTACCTGTTGTATTGGAATATAAAGCCTCTACACCTATAGCAACGCCACCACCTGATGTGTTGCTATAAAATGCTTTGTACCCTAATGCTGTTAAATAGCCAACAGTAGTTGTTGTATATCCTGCCTGATAACCTATTACTGTGTGGTTAATGCCAGTGGTGTTGGAAAGAAGTGCTTGCGAACCAACTGCTGTGTTGCTTGCGCCTGTTGTGTTTGATTTTAATGCTCTATTCCCGAAAGCAGAATTATCAGAGCCAGTTGTGTTACTTCCCAATACTCCAGTACCATCAAAACCAAACCCAGAACCGCCAAATGCTGAGTTTCTTGCGCCAGTTGTACTGTTTTGCATACTAGCAAAACCAAAAGCGGCATTGTCTGCACCTGTTGTATTTCCTGCAAGAGATGCTAACCCCATAGCAGTATTTGCACTAGCGGTGTTTAATGTTAAAGCGTGATAACCTACTGCGGTGTTGTATACGGCTGTAGTACCTGCTTTTAAAGCCTGATAACCTACAGCGGTATTTTCTGAACCAGTAGTATTACTATACCCCGCTTGATAACCTACTGCGGTGTTGTTAGAGGCGGAGGTATTATTGTAAAGTGAATCTTTTCCAATTGATACATTGCTTGCACCAGTTGTATTTAAGTGCATTGCTTGAAAACCTACCGCTGTGTTATCAGACGCAGTGGTGTTTGCTTGGAGCGCATGCCCAATAGCCGTATTATTAATACCTGTTGTATTAGAAACTAATGACCTTCCGAAGGCATTATTATTTGTTCCAGTAGTATTAGAGTAAAGAGCATACCGACCAACAGCTGCATTAAATGTGCCAGTAGTGATTGAAAGTAATGTTTCTAGTCCAAATGCAGTATTGCTAGCAAGAGCACCAGTACCTTTACCAAGTGTAAGCCCATTGATAGTTGCGTCAGCAGTTGACTTAATAGAACCAACAACATCTAATGCTTGAGCAGGAGAAGTAGTACCAACTCCAACTCTGTTATTACTTGAATCAAGAAAGAGCGTGCCAGCATCGATGCTTAGATTAGTGCTTGACGCATCTGAAAGTATAGAACTAGTTTTAATTTTTGAAATCGGCATATATTCTCTTTTGAGTTAAATCTATAAAATTTATAATCTAGAACCCAGCAATCCCAGCGGATTTCAGTTTGCTGGCCATTGATTCTATTATTGCTTGTTGCTCTTTTACTGCGTTAATTAAATACCATGTTAAGTTATCTGAGTCTACAGATAGTACTCCAGTTGATTC